ATAGAAAATCGGTTACTATGAATTTCTTCTTTAACTTTATCTCTATCATTTCCGACTTTGCCAGCACTTGTTATATAATAATAAGACTCTCCGTCTTCAACTCTATCAAATTCCGTCTTATTATTTATTCTATTTATTTCATTTTTAATATTTTCTTGTTGCTCTTTAGTAAGTTCAATTGGAAAATCCTTACCATTAACAGTAAATTTATAATCAAATTCCATATTATCACCTTCAAAATAACCAATATCGGCTATCATAATATTATTTAAGTCATTTTTAATAAAAACATAATTTTCTACTTGCCCTAATATTTCATATTTTTTATTTATTGACAAATATTCATTGTCTACAATACATTTTAATTTCATGGTCATCCTCTTTTTATACTCATTTAATTAATAATAAATATATCCCAAGCAAGTAATATACAACATCTAATACAACATTGAAGCAATTAAACGCCTTGTTGAATTTTACATCTTCTGTATCAAAGGATTTAAAAAATTTTAATGAATCTATATAAAAGATGATGACTGTTACTAATTCTAAAGCGGTTAATACTGTAAAATATGTAATGTCGATATATTTACTCATAAATATGTAATAGCAAGCTTCGCAGCCTACAGGAATACTTATACTTAAAGAAATAATAATATTTATAAATGTAGCACTTGTTAAATTGCCAATATATTTCATATCATTCTTAATAGTGTCAACACCCTGATTTAAATTTTCATAAAAAAGCTGTTTATTCAACAATGTTGGTATACCTTTAATTCTTTTTACTAAAAAGAACACTGTAATTAATAATAAGATATATTTAATAATTATTTGTCACTCCTTATATTATTGTTCTTTTGTAATGCACCATATAAAAATCCCATATTAAATGCATTTATTTCTTTTATATATTTTGCTAATGATTTAACATCATTAAATTTAGATGTGGATGATTTTTCTCCATTTTCTTCTTTAATAGTTTCTGATAAAAGCATATCTGTCATACGACACAGATCATAAGAAGCTGAGATGTCATATTTATATAAATCTATTAAATCTTGTAATCGTTTATTTTCATATTGTAATTTCTTCATCAATAATTTATTTTTTTTATTTTTAAACATAATTAATCTCCATAAAAGTCCAGTTTTAAGTTAATATTTATTTCTAATTTTCATTAAAATTTTACCAAGCATATTTTTACCTACGATGGATTTACATTTTTTACAAGAACAATTTCCCCAATAGTTATCGTGCCAGTAATTCCCTTCGACAATAGTTTCGGTGCCTGTTTCAATAAGTTGTTTTAACAATTTTTCATTGTTGTATGGATTAAATTTTTGCAAACAAATTTCGTACATAACTTTATCTTTTATGTACTCCCAGTCAGATCTAAGTGTAATTTTTCTTCCTTTTCTTTTTGCTAAATTAGGAGGAAGTAGAGTAAACTCCTTCCTTATACTTTCGTCTATTGTCTTTTGTGCTTGAAAAGTTGCTTCATTATTTAAATAAGTCAATCCGTTATATGTAATAGGACAATTATAAAAATTACTTAAAAATGCATATTTACCATCAAAACAATTAATCATTATATCTCCTTTTCTCTTTAAAAGTTAAATTTTATCCTAATCTAGCTCCTGTCTCCTGCATTGTTTTATTAAAATTATCTATAAAATCATCCCAGATCGTTTCTAAATGGAACAAAATGTTTAGCACTTACCCATACCCACTGAGGTTTAGAATAAATTAAAAATTTTGGATAACCATTAGAGTCTTGTTCTACTGCATAAATTTTAACTACTTTAACGTTAGGACTTTCTCTTTTATCTATTACTGTAAACATATCATTTATTCCTCCATTTATTTATAATTTTATTATAGCGTCCACTTTCTTTCATCAGTGTTTTAATAAGTTCTTCATTTACAACAAGACTATCTTCACATCTACACTTACTAATACATAAACCATCTTTGAAGCAGCCACCATAGCAATCTGGCAAACCATTGGTATTATTGCAAATTCTCATTGAGTTTCTCCTTCAAATTTTTCTTCATTTTCCTATAGTTTTAGTAAACAAACCATCTAAGCAAAAATTGTCTATTATATCATTTAAATAATTTTGATATTGTCTTATCTTAACCTTGTCCATATCTTCAGCATTATCTTTAATTAAATTACACAATATTTTTATATTATTAATCATTTCATTATCAAGAGGATTTTTATCCAAGTTTATCACATCCTTTAAAACTTCCATTTCAACTATTTTTTACATAAGGTTTTGGTAGTGACATCCACGCTTGAATATTACCAGAACTATATCCTGCCCATTTTTTTACTTTATGATAAAAATGAGCTTTGTCAACTTCTCCCCACATATTTGTTACCAAATAATTGCCTGTTGATTTTGGCAAGTCATCTTCTACAGAAGTCCAATTATCCATCTATTATTTCTTTCTTAATTTATTTGTTTTGACCTATATTCCATAATTTTACTTTGTAAATAAGCTGGCTGCACTGGATAATCTAAGTTAAAATTATTAAGAACTTTTTCATCATATCCAAGTAATTTTACGCATTCTAAAGCTTTATCTTTTTCAAAATATTTTAATTCTTCTTGAATATCAAACCGACCATATCTAATTAAAGCAGGATCTATTCTATCTTTATAATTAGTCGTTGCTATATAAATTGTATTTTCTGTAGAATATACTCCATCTAATAATTGAAATATTGCATTTTGATTAGTATCTTTTTGTTTTTTCTGTGATATATCTAATTCTGTTCCTTCAATTTCTTCTCTACTTTTAAAGAACATATCAAAATCTTCAATCAAAACAATTATTGTCCCATCATATTTTTTTCGCATCGCTAATATTTTGTTTATAGAGTTCATAATATTTGTAGGATCAATTGTTAATATTGGAGCATTATTAAACATTACACTAATTGCTTTTACAATTGTTGTTTTTCCTGTACCTGCTTTTCCATATAAAAATACTCCTATTTTATGAATTAATTGATGTTGTTTATACCAATTTTTACTATTTGCCCAACTTTTTAATCCAGATATTATTCTATCTTTAACTTTATTATCTAATATAATATTATCAAAACTATGAGGAACAGTATTACAAGTAACATCAAATTCATTTAAAAATTGTATTTGAATATGGTTTTTGTCTGTTAATTTTAAAGAATTTTTTAGAAATTTTTCTCGTAATTTATATCTGTCTTTACCGTAAAATATAATTTTTAATCTGTGTTCATGATAAAATGATTTTTCTTCCTTGTTTCTATATGCTTCTACTTTTATATAATTTTTGTTATTTGCTTTAATAAAATATGTAGTGTCTTCACATAGTTCATAAAAATCTTTATTAGCAGTAGGCGTTTTATGCTTTATAAATGTTTCTGGATCAAATTTATATAACATTTTATTTATGTTGTTATAGGCGCTATCCCATTCACCAATATCAATTATAGAACTTTTTAATCCTTTTATTATTTGAACTATACTAGAAATAGCAGTAGCTCCAAGTGAAACTGTAATACCTGTTATAACTTGTTTAAGAACTGTATCGTTTTTATTTGTAAGTATAATGTTACCCTCCTTTAATAAAATTACTGTTTTAACTTTTAATCTTTTATATCAATTCCAAATAACTCTTTACATTTTTCTTTAGCTACATCTCTCGCCTCATAATTTTCACATTCGTCACACCCTGAAATCGAATATGAAAACATAAAATTTAATAAATCTTCTTTTGTTTTAATTTCTTTTCGATATTTATTTTTAGTATTTTCTATTCTTTCATTCATACTTTTTAAAGCTTGTTCATATGTATTAAAAATATCTTTAGATAAAGCATTAGCAGTACCACAATTATATTTTATTTCATAATACACGCAATTATCATTACAGTTCTCATTTGAATTAATACAACCTTTTTGAACTCCAAAATAATTATCTACTATATAAACTATATCTCCTATTTTATATTTCATTAAATTTCTCCTTTAAAAATAATATAAAAATATGTAAATTGATTGTTTTATTTAATTAAATAACTACCTATGATAATAATACCCAAAATAGCTATCACAAGAATTGTAGTAATTCAAATTGGACTTAAAACCCATAACCAAGACCACTCAATTTTACCTAAAAGTTTTAATACGATAAATACAATGGTCAATAATCCTATAAATCCAACCCCTCCACTTGATGTACTTCCTGATTTATTTTTCATAACTTATAATCTCCTTATTTTTATATTAAATAAAATGTGATTCATTAATTTTTTTAACATAAACTCTATCAAGTTTTAAAATAGTATAAAACGGTAGTTTATTTTTTTCAAAATAATCATTTGCTATTTTAATAAAAAGGTATTGCTCTTCCCTAATATGATCATTACCATATTCACCTTCATAATCATCCAAATCACAAAATAATGCCTGAGTATCAATAGAATTTTCTTCTATCATTTCTTTTAAATTTTCAAACTCATCTAATGCTATATCACCTTTAATATTTGTACTCATATAATAAGCACTCCTTAATTTTATTTAACTTCATCGGCTTTAATTATGTTCTCATAAGCACTTATAATTGGTACTCTTATTCCTGTTACAGTAATTTTATATGTATGATTTTCTTTTAATTTTCCTTGCATATTTGAACTATTAAATTTGAATCTAAAAATATTATCAGTATTTTCAAATACTAAAGAATTTCCATTTTCGTCATCTCCAAATACCAAATATTTAGAGGACGACTCCTTACCTTGCTTACTATAAACTCTTTCTTTATCTGATACTGTTATTGTATATTCGTGGGCATTAAAGCTTAAAGCCACACTTGCAGCAATTCCACCTATAAAAATTATTGCTATTAAAAATAATGCTAAAATTTGTGGATTACCTGTTTTGACCTTTTTATTGTTCATTACCTTTCTCCTCATCTTCACATAGTTTAAATATTATTTCAGCCATATCTTTAGGAAATCTACTCCAAATAATTTTATTTTTTGAACTATTTGGTTGTCTTATAAGAACCATATCATCAAGTTCTTTTATTTCACTAATTTCATCAGAAACTTGTCCGACTAAACACTTATATTTTTCACCTTGCTTAAATTCCCACTCATTTGTATTTACTGGCATAGTTTTTAAAAATAATGCTTTCATAATATTTCTCCTGTTTAAAATGTCTAATAATTCAGCGAAGTCTTTATATTCTCCACGAGAGTCTAATAGAGATTCACCTTTAGTTAAAACAAATTCCTGTAATTCAGTTAAACTACCCACATTAACATCCTCCTTTAAAATATTTCTTTCATTTGTCCTCAAATTCTTTATTATGTAAAAACTCATATCCTAATATTTTTATAGAAGCATATGTTGGGATAAATAAACCCCATACACACCATGCAGAATGTGTAATATTAAGAGCTTCTGATATTACACCACCAGACATTAGCCATATTACAATTAACAATAATATAATTTTATTTTTCATAACCTCACCTTATTTAGATAAAAACTTGATTTCATTTATTATTTAATATTTGGAATATTATTTTTCAACACATCAATAATTTGAAATTGTTGAATTTTTCTCATAGCAATGCAATTTAAATACTCAGTCCAATCAAACGTGGACAATATTTTTATAATACTATCTTTTAATTCTTCATTATTAATTTTAATTTTATACTCCGCTGAATAATGCTCATTCTCTTTTAATATTTTACCTGCTGAACCATCGCCCCAATAGCACATTCTAATATCAAAATCTTTGTTTGTATAGTCTTTACTGTCTTGTCGATATATCGTTATGTCTTCTAATTTTGACACTGATTTTTTATTCAAATCGTTGTTTATTGGACGTTTATAAATATTAAAACAACAGTGCAAATCTCGATCTGTATAATGTCTAACGCCTAAATCTTCACTATATATTAAATCAAATTCATACATTGATTTGCTATTATGAAATTGACTTATAGGAAGAATAAAAGCTATATAATCAGCAATATTGACTGATTTTTTATAAAACTTTTGCGCCATATTTAAACAATGGCCATATGGAGGATTTCCAATTATTAACCTACCATACATATATGTAATATCTTGTTCTAAATAATCTGCCTTAAATATGCGAGTGAAATTTGATTTACATTCTGGTTGAATATCATATGCAAAATGTGGTACAAGTGTTTTATGATGTAAAAAACTTCCATCCCCCACGCTAGGTTCTATAATTTCAGATATATTTTCTTCACCTATTATATCTAGAACTTTATCCCAACAATAATTTGCTAGATCAATTGACGTATAATATTTATCATTATTTATTTTTGCCATTTTATTTAGGAGTAAAGTATACTTTTAGTGGTCGACCAAACCTCTACTCTCCTTTTAAATCTTTTATTTATTTATACGATTCCTCATCCTTATCAAATCTCACACCAACTAAAGTTGGGAACTGAATTGATATTCCCCCATTTTTATTTTTAGTTTCTTCTTTATATTTAACTGTAACTATCTTGCCAATGATCTTATCTGGATTATTCCAAAAGTAATTTCTATCTTCATCTGAAAATCCGCTACCCACATTGACTTCATTACCTTTATAATTAACTACTATTGCACCTAATGTTCCTTTGTTTCTTCCAGAGCCTTCTTCAATTTTAATACAACGGACATCACAATCTTTAAAGGCTTTTACCTTAATTAAATTTTTAGTCCGTTTACATTCGTATTGAGTATTAAGATTAATAATGCAGCCCTCCCAGTCATTATCTTCTGCATAATCTAACCACTTCTGAATTTCAGAATGGTCGTATCCCTCATAACACAATGGAACAATTTCTATATTATCTGTTTTATATAAATTTAGTTTTTTTTGCAGTTTATATAAATTTTCTTTTCTCGTTTTATATATATCTTTTGATTTTCCCTGATAAAATTCATTTAATGGGAATATATCAAAAACAACAAATTTTAATTGAGTTTTATCGTTATCTTTACTCATAGCTATTCCAGTTCCTTTTTGAAAAGCTTCAGAGTCAGATAACCCTTCTTCATTTTTATACAGTAATTCTCCATCAACAAACATATTTGAATATCCCATGTTTATTAAGTCATTAGTTATATGATCCAGTCCCTTATATTTTTTCCCTTGTCGTGTCATACACTTATTGCCGACAAAAGCACATCTACACCCGTTAAGTTTACGAGAGATAAATATTTTCTCATTACCTTTTAATTTACATTTTTCAATAGGAGTTCCTAACTGTACATCAAATGTAGAAATTAAATTAGGAATAACTTTATTAACTAATTTAGCATCCGCTCCAAGTCGAAATTTCTTAGTAATCATCTGTTCATAAAATTCTTTATTTTTTTCTGACTGAGAATTAAGAAACGTTTGTATCCAATAAATATCTGTATCTGTTCCTGTGTTATGAATTTTCAGATATTTCATACATGATTCCCATTCAGATTTATCTATTGTTTTCCATATAGGGGAAAATCCTTTTATTGTAAATTCCAATTTTTTATGTATTTTCTTTTCTGAAATACCTGTAACAACATTTGAATCTAATAAAAACTTCAAGCATTTCTTAAATAAATCATTAGATTCATTTTCTTTAATAATTTTAGCTTTTTCTTTTAAACTGCTTGTACTTTGTATTTGTTTAAATATTTTAATAACTTCGTCCAAATATCTACTCTCCTTTATATTATTAATTATTTATTTTTTAACATCAGCCATGTGTTTCTTTTATTATGACTTGTTCTAATACATTGATAAAAAGCTTGTGGTTCAGCTAATAAACAACATCTTTTTTTAGCTCTTGTAAGTAGTGTATATAGCATACAATTATCAAGTAATTTGTAATGTGTGTTATCAATAATTCCAATAACTGTTTTTCTTCCTGCGCCTTGAAGTTTATGAACTGTCATTGCATAAGCAAGATCTAATTGGTTTAATTCTTTTTTAGAATATTCAATAATTTTTTCTTTTTCAAATCCAATTCCCTTATATGTAACTTCACAATATTTTACTTTCTTTTTACCTTCATATTTTTCATCTATTTTTGTCACATAACCAATTTCTCCATTAAATACATTTTTTTCATAATTATTAACTATTTGCATTACTTTTGCGCCAAATTTATATGTTGTGTCTATACTATTAATTTCTTTTTTTTCATTTTTAAGTAATAAATTTTGAATAGTTTTATTTAATTCATATGTACTATTCAAACAACCTTTCTTTCTTGGTACAGCAATTACTACATTATCAATGCCATCGGTTTCAATAGATTTTATAAAAGTTTTAATCGCTATATTAAATAATGATTGTCTATTTTCTCTAAAAATGTAATACATATCTTTAAGTTCACCATGAATAATACGTGATCGAATATTTTCTTTAATAGGATTAATATTATCTCTTATTAAATTTGCATCGACTAATATCCCTGACTTTTCAGCTTGTCTCATTGGTTTAATTAGCTTGTTTACATTTTTATTTTCAAATATTTCACATAAATCTGAAAATACATTCCCGAAACCTATTGGTGGTAATTGTTTATAGTCTCCCGAAATAATAATTCTTGTATTATCACCAATTGCTTCAATCCAATTAAGAAATAATTTTGCATTTACCATGCTTCCTTCATCCATAAAAGCTACAGATGTAATCATATGGTTATCTTTATTATAAGTAAAATTATTTATTCCAGTACAACCTAATGTTCTATGTATAGTCATTGCCGGAAAATTTGTTGCATCAGTTATTCTTGCAGCAGCCATTGCACTTAAAGCACAAGCAGATATAGAATAATTATTTTGATTATATGCTTTCAATATAGCCCTCATAATTGAGGTTTTCCCTGTTCCAGCCTTGCCAGTAATTAAACTGACTGTTTCATGTAATGATAAATGAATTGTATCTAATTGTTCTTTTACATATTGAAACCCTTGTTCTTCTTCTGCATCTTTAATAGCTTTATTAATCTGTTCATCTGTTAATTGAATATTTGTTTTGGTATTTGCTTTATTTAATAATAATTCATAAATTTGAATTTCTATATCTCTATATATTTTAAGTCCAATTTTATTATTCTCTTGATATAAAAATTCATTATTATTAAGCATCCAATCCACTAAATTCACACATTCTGGAACATTGTTACTTATTGAAGATTTCAATATATCAATGGATACCCATGTATGCCCCTCACTATCTCCTATTTCTGTAAAAAAATATTTTGTATAAGCAACTAATCTTTCTATAGAATTAAGCAATTCTGGTTTCATTTTTAATGCTAAATCATCAATTTTTTTAAATCCCAATCCATTAATTCTTGTTAATAAATATGGGTTTTTTTCAAGTTGTTCTTTTAATAATATTGGATTGGGTTCATCTGATAGTAATTTTTTAATCATTGCATATGTAACTCCAAGTGGTTTTAGCATAATAATAATATCAGAAATAAGATAATTGTTAATAATTTTTTCCTTTATCTTATTCCATGTAATTTCTCTAACACCTTTTACAAGACTATAATTAATATCCTTTAACGTACCATTAGCAACATCGTTGACAACATTTGGGTATACAGCAATTAAATTTTCCGCAATCCAATCTGGAATAATTGTTTTTAAAAATAATAATTGCATATCTTTTGTTTTTGGTATTAATGCATAAATTGTTATTGGTTGATATTGATGTCCATATTGTTTGTTATATTCATATTTTGCTTTAACTTGATACTCACAACCAACTGATAGCCGTTGCATTTTGCCAACAATATTACAAAATTTTTTATTATTTAATTCATTAAAAGAATTTTGTGGTTCCTTACTATAAAAAGGAATTTCATCTTCAGTGGTTGCAATATATGTCCCCCAAGTGGTTTCAGAATTATAATATTTTTCATAAGTAACTAAAATTTTAAATTCATATATATCTTCATCCAATTAAATTATCACCCCTTTCTTTCTTTGTTGTTCTAACCATACTTTGTATGGTTTCATTTTTTCAACAATTACTTTTTCTTCACTATCTTTCTTACATAGAATTGCTAATTGTTGACCTTTCTTTACAATATCTTCATATTCTTTTAACTGGGAATGCCATATAATCCCTTCTACTAATCCAAAACTTGAATAAATATTAATATAAGCAAATTGTTTACCATTTTTATCTTTCTTTTTCTGTACTTTCGCAATAATTCCAACAATAGTACATTTTTCTCCATTTTCTATATCTTCAAATGATTGTAAATAATTATATGCATTGTCAAATGGATTGTTTTCAATAAATACTTGTAATGTTTCAAACTCCCAAAAATCTTCATCTTTAATATATTTTTCATTTTCATCTATATATTTTTGATATCTTATTTTTTGAGCTTCTTCAAATTTTATTTTTTTTAATTTATTGTATTCTGTAAGCAATTTATTTTTATCATAAATTATATGTTTCCCTTTTGTTTCAAGTATATAATAATTTAAATCAAAGCCCCATTTTTCTATTAACTCTTTGTATGTTGGTAAAGTATCAACCTCTTTAAAATTTAATGAAACATATAATGATTTAAGATATTTAATTAGTCTATTTTTTTTATTTTTACATGGTATTGCCCCAGCTTTAATTAACGCTATTACTTGCGCTTTTGATAAGACAACTCTACTTATTAAATCATTAAATGACTTATATTTTCCATTTAAATTTCTATTCGCAATGATTTTATTAGATAATGTCTCTCCTATACCATTAATTGCAGATAGTCCAAATATTACCTTATTATCATTAACTGTAAAATTAATATCTGATTTATTAATATGAGGAGGAGAAACTTCTACATTAAAATATTTTGCATCAAGAATATATTTATTAATTGCTCCTGCTTTATCTTTATTTTGATTGAATAATGCTTTAAAAAAATATGTTGGATAATGTACTTTGAACCATGCTGTTTCAAAACATAAAACTGCATATGAGTACGAATGAGATTTATTAAAAAGATCCTTCACACCCTCGGTTTCCCGATATTTATTAGGGGAGTAGACTATACCACAATCGTTGATATTATCTCGGATTCTCATTGATAGTCGTTGCGAGCTTTCCATATTATATAAATATATATAATTTAGGACTATCTCTCAGGATTATCCAATCAATAAACTTATTACCATACCTTTGTGATTGGCAAAGCCACGTTTTGATTTCTCTAACGCTTAGTATTTATTGCTTTAGGACTTCCCCTGATATTCTGAGTTTTCTATAATTATCACTAATTATAGGGGCTGTATATCATAAAATTTGTCATGTTTATACGTTATAAAAATTGTTGCATCATTATATAAGTATTCTCTAATTTTTATTAACTGTTTAATTCCTTTATGGCAAATACTAGCCAAATTATTTACTCTATTATTTTTTAATTTTGTTTTATAAATATTACATGAATTACATATATGGGAATGCATTTTATTTAAAAATATCGGTGTTCCTAAAATTTCCATTACATATCTTTGTCTATTATCATAATTATCATAATATGTACAAATTGTGCCATCTCCATCAAAATATCCTCTTATAAAATGATGCATTAAATTTTGTTCTAATATAGGTAAATCTTCCATTGTTAAAGACTTACAAGTAAATACACCATGTAATTTAAGATCAGATACAATTTTTTTATTTGAAAATTTAAATATATAACTCCCATATCCATCTTTTGATATTGAATGTTTAATTTTTAAATCTGTTTGCAATTCGTTTTTTAATCTTTTTAATATTTTTAAATTATCATCGTATTTATCAGACAAACCAATACAAAAATCATTATTAACTCCAACAAAACCATCTGCATATATAAAACCTAAAATATATGCCTTAAATTCTATATCTATGTTATGAAAATAATTTTCATTTTTTATAACATATCTATTTTTTAATTTTGTATTAATATTTGCTTCCTTTAATATTTTTGGTAAAGTCCTTTTTGAAAGATTAAACAACGTTCTTATATCGTTAAAATCCATATATTTATTTTCATAATAAAATTTAATAATTTTATTTTTTTCATTTTCATTTATTTGATTATATGTCCTTGTGTTCATTTATTTCTCCTTTTACATATAACCATGACATTTTTTTTATATAATTATTAACCCACCCTTTTCTGCCAAGTTGTCTGCTATTTGATTACCAACATCCTTTGTATAACCATTTTCAACTATCTCTTTACGTAGTTTTTCCGCTTCTTGTTTTACAAGCTCAGGAATTTTTTTTCCTATTGCTTTACGGAACAAATCCGCCTGTCCATACGTTCTTCCACCAAATTTTTTAACTATTTCAAGCAATTGTTCTTGATAAATCATACAATAATTCGTATCTTTAAGAATTTCATCCATATCTTTATGTATTTGTTTTGGACGCTTGCCAGTATTACACATTTCTACATACTCATCTAAAGCACTCATTGCATCTGGTCTATATAATGCAAGTATTACAGAAATTGTTTCAAAATCTCTTGATTTTAATTTATTACTTAACTTCATAACCAAGTCTTTCATACCAGCAGATTCAACCTGAAATACTCCATTTGTTTTACCACTTGCCAATAAATCATATGTAGCTTGATCATTTTCAAATTCTGGATTATTTATATCATATAACCAAGGATTTAAATGTAAATCATCTTTAATCTCTTTTACAAGATTTAATGTAGCTACACCAAGTAAATCAAACTTTACAATACCAATAGCTTCAATATAGTGTTTATCTACCTGTATTACATGCTCTCCTTTAGTTCCAATTTTCATTGGCATATAATCACAAATATCTGTATCTACAATTCCAATACCACCTGCATGGATAGAGACTGTCTTTACTCTATTACTAAGATGACTAGCAATATCAAGTAAGTCTTTATATTGTGTATTATCAACAAGAGTAGGATTTATCTTCATACACTCATCCCATTTATCGGATGTAAATTTCTGTGATAATTTTTGTATCTGTCCATATGGAAAACCTAATATCTTACCAACATCTTTAATTGCAACTGTTGGAGTAATATATGAATAATTGATAATTTGACAAACCCTATTTTCTCCATATTTCTTCATAAGATAATCAATAATAATATCTCTATTTCCAACATCGGTATCTATATCAGGCAGTCCAACACGCTCAGGATTTAAGAAACGTTCAAAGATAAGGCCATACTTAATAGGGTCTATATCTGTAATATGACAACAGTAACATACTAAAGAGCCTGCTGCACTACCTCTTCCCTTACCAACCTCAATCCCCAATTTATTAGCTGCATTAATAAAATCCCACACAATAAGAAAATAACCATCGAATCCCATTGAATGAATAACATTCATTTCATAATTGATTCTATCTTTTCTTTCTTTTTGTTCAATTTGTGAAAGTTTATCATATCCTCTGTCTTTCCAACCTTGCTTAACTAAATGCCATAAGAACTCATTATTATCCTTATATCCATCTGGCAAAGGAAATGTGGGAAGTTTTGGTTCTTGGAATGGCATATTTACATTGTCAATTAAATCTGCGATTTTATTAGTATTTAATAATCCAATACACACATTTTCATATCCAATCTGACTATCCATACATTCATGAATTTCATCTTCAGACTGCATATAACAACCTTCGTAAATCTCACTATTCTCTATTGCATTTTTATCATTATTTGTACTATTTCTACCAATCTTAATTAATTTATCCTGATAATATAAATCTTCTTTCTTCGCTGCATGACTATCTGTTGTAATAATAAAAGGTGTTTTTGTAATTTTAGATAATTCTAAAATCTTCTGATTATAATATTTCTGATCTTCATGACTATGTGACTGCATCTCTAAATAAAAATATGGAAATGCTTTTTTATATTCATTTATATACTCTACACATATATTAAAATCAGATTCTCTTGCTAACTTACTTGCTAAACATGCAGATGTAATAATTAAATTCTTAGCATATGGTTTAATATCTTCAACCGTACATCTTGGTTTAAAATAAAACCCCTCAAAATTACTTTTGGTAATAATTTTATTTAAATCTTTTCTTCCTTGTTCATTACGAATTAAACATATTAAATGAAAATATTTATTGTTTTTATCCTTAATAGAGATATCTTTACATTCGTATAGTTCACAACCATATATCATTTTAATTTCTGGATAATCTTTTTTAATTAAATCAAAATATATGTGTGAATAAACATTACCATGTTCAGTAATAGCAAATGCCTTTAACTTTAATTCTCTTGCTCTCTCCAACATTTCTCGTGGTGTCCCATATCCGTCAAGACAACTAAACATTGTATGATTATGTAATGCACTATACAACTATCGCTCACCTCTTTTTTACCATACTTCATCATCCTCACTATTTAAAAAAACCTCATTTACATTTAAATCTTCAATTTTAATTTGATAAGTTTTTATTCCTTGATATTCATTAATAGAAGGCTTTCCAATAACAGTTATATCTATTTCATCACTGTCACTCCATGTTTCATTTATCCAATCATATAATTTGTTTCCTTCCTTACATTTAAATTGAACAAACTTTATATCATTAATTAAAAAACTAATAGTATCTTCATTTTTTCCGAATATATCAATTTGATTCCTTAGTAATCTAATATTTTCAATTGCAAATATCGGTTCTTCAATACCTTGTCCAATTATATCTTCAAATTTACTTAAATCAGAAATAATAGATATATTTAAATTATTAATATTTAAAATAAAATCAACATTATAAGTTGCATCATATGTAATATTTTTTAATAATTCATTTAATTCACTTTTTGCAGCATTAATTTTATTAACTTCAATATTTACTCCAAATGCTCGTGCATGCCCTCTTCCCCAATTAAATGATTTTGATTTATTAATAATATCTTTAAAACTATTAATTGGACTATAATTTACATCTCTTGCACTACCTCCATATATAATTTTATTAGTCTTTTTATCAAAAAATTTATTAAGTAAGATACATGGCTTATTATATTTTTCTGCAAGTTTAATAGCTACAACACCGGTTAGCCCATTGTCTAAAATATTTGAAGTATCTAATATAATTGCTTTATCATCGTTCGGAAGATCATCTATTATTTTAGTAAGCTGTAAAACTGCCTTTTCTTTCAATCTGTCTTGTCTGGATTTTGCATTTTTACTTAACCTTACAGCTCTATCGTAAACATTTTCTTTTATTATTTCTGAAGGTTTGTCCTGTCTTGCCCTAGTTTTATATTCAAATAATTCATCTGTTTCTATAAATGCTTTAAACAAAAGCTCTTTTTCTTCATTCTTACCTACCCTGATGATTCCATTTAAAATAGGAGTAATATACCATTGAATATTATGTATATTTATCTTTCCATTTAAACGATAATCCTGCGCTTTTATAAAAGCACTAAAACATTTATTTGTAATATTTGCTAACCCTTTATCAATTATTCTTTTTGTTTCATAAGATCTTATATCCATTACATCACTGATATTTGCTAATGCACATAAATCTAAATAATCATCTGCATATTCACTCCATGTTTTTTCATCTAATGCTTGTAAGAATTTATATACAACTCCTGCTCCACACAAATTTTTATTTAAATAATTCTTACTACTTTGATTATTTACAATAATGGCAAATGGATTTATTTCCTCTTGTTCATGATGATCTATAATTAAAATATCCCAACCTTTATCAAATAGTATTTGACATTCTTTTACATCATTTGTTCCTGCATCTGGAATAATTAATAAATGAGGAATCTCTTTTAATAAATCATCTATTACATCATCTAATCCATGCGCCTTAGTTTTATTATGCATTTTATATGAAACTGGATATTTATTATCTAATTGTTTAATATATAAATACATCATCGCTGCTGAACAATATCCATCTGGATCTGAATCAACCAATATAGTTATTTTATTATTATCATTAAAATGTTTCATAAAACATTCAACAGCTTTATTTATATTGTCAAGTTTTTTATATGAGATTATTACTGAATCATTAAGATGTAAATATGTATTATAATCATTAATCCCTCTATTTTTAAGAACTTCTTTTATAACATTAGAAGTATCATTCTTACCATTTTTATATAACTTATATTGCAATAAAACACCTCTTTACCTTAATTTATATATATTTTTATTAACCATATGTTCCCATTTTATAGGATTATCAGACGGAGATTCTTTTTCATTTAAGATATTATCTTCATCAAACATATAAAATAATGGAATACCATCTGGAAATCTATTTGCAAGTTCTGCAATTTCTTTCTTTGTAACATCTTTGTCAAAACAAAAAATTATATCTGATTCTAAACGTACTAACATTTCAATTTGATATTGAGATACTTGTTTTCCACCAGTAGATGCTGCATTTTTATAACCGTAATTCCATAATTGTAAAACTGATTTTTCTGCCTCCAAAACATAAATACAATTATTATTTTTTACATATTTAATTGTTTTATATATGCCATATAAAATTTTTGATTTATTACAAGGTTCTATATATAAATATTTAACATCATTTTCATCAAGAATTGTTTTAAACAAACGTCCTTTTACTCCAACAAGATCTCCTATTTCCGATCTAATAGGAATTGTTATACGATTTGTTTCTTCATCATATCCAATTTCAAATTCTTTTTGTGTTTGATAATCTATATGGTCATTGTAAAATAAATCATTAACATATTTTTTATAATAAGTAAGAATTGATTCACTTATTGGTTTTAATGGATATTCCTTCTCTTCAATAATATTACTATCCATATCTTCTATCATTTTTAATATCTTAAAACTTTCAGGAATATCCTCATCAAAATCTTGATAATAGGACACACCTATATCATTACATATTTTTTTTAAAGCTTCTGGAAACATTAGACAAGAAGTATAACAAACTAAATCAATAATATCCGTTTTTCTTGCAGATTTAACCATTTGACGAGTATAATTATTGCAAGGTAAATATTCATTATTTCTAATAACTATAGCTTGTTTATTATTTCCATCTTTATTAGCTGCTGTCCAATAGCCACCAGACGAATGATATCGAATATTATGGCACCCAATGTTTTCAAGAATTTGCTCAACATAACTATTATCATAAATATATTTTTTTAATTCTTTAACATTCAATGCCATATATCTCCTTATCTATTATTTTTTTCAGTATCTTTTTGTTTTTTAATTAAATAGCCAATATTATCCCAAATGTTATAATTTAAATCTATAACAAAAGCCATTATTTTATCTTTATCTCCATCTCTATTTTTATCAGCTTTTATAGCAAAATATTGTTTGTTGTAATCTAAATCTTCAACTACAGGTTCGCCCCAAGTATCATTTTCCATTACAATTTGATATTTATGATACTCTTCTTTTGATATTTTTTTACCTAATGTTAAAGCATCAGTTACATGTTTCATTCCTTTTGCCCCAGCAATATTATTGCTACTTAAACTAAATATATCTGTAAATACTGTGTCATCTGTAAGTTGAAATACAATAAAGCCAGACATTCCTAATTCTTTTGTTACTTCCTTAATCCTTGTTGCACTCTGCTTAATTGATGCCCAATCTTCTGACCTAAATCCTTTTAATGTATCATAGCCATAATAAATCCCATTCGATGTAGCTTTAAATTTTCTTAATTCAAACTCTATTCTTGTATCACTGTAATCATCACCAACGTCTTTAAATAATAATTTCCCCCTATCATGTTCGTCAATCCAATTACCTACTTTTATAACGTCCCAATATTCATTGGAATTATCTTGTATTCTTTTTAAAAATTCATCTTTTGTTTCAATATAATTTCCATCATTATTAATTTTTCTTCTAATATAATTACCTGAATTATCTTTATATACGCCTAATTTAATTTCTTTTTCTGGCTTTAATAACTTTACTCCATGTAGTTCTTTAAATTCTTTATTATTTAATACAGTAGGTATTAAACAACTTCTTAATTTCTTTTCACTCATTTCATTACTCATAAATAAAAAACTTTTATTTTGAACTAATGTTATATATGCAGCAAGCATCATTAATTTTCTTGTTTTACCTTCATTACTTAAAAATCCTTCAAGAATAATATCTTCTTGTAACATTCCTAAGAACATTTCATTATATAAATACCAAGGGGTTGGTAATCCCATCATTGGAACATCTATATATGAATTAATTGTATTTACATTATTGGACGTAAGTTCAACTGCTTCATCTCCAGCATTTATTACTGTATTTATTTTATCTGCTTTAATTCTGATAATTCTATAAATATCATTTGCAGTTAATGAATCAAATTTTTTATGATGTAATATTTTATTTACAGGAAATCCATTTCTTTCATATTCTCTTAACAAGGAATATTTTTTAACAGTATTATAATAATTTTCAATATCATTAATATCTGCAAGATTCATATATTGATTAATCGTTTTCCAACCCTTATACCGCTTATATTCTTTTAATCTTTCTTCATTTTGACTCATAAATACATTCATTTTTGTTTCATCAACTGTCTGTGAAAAAGTCATATAATATGTTTCTAAACTATCATATAAAAATCTTGTTACAGGATCATAAAAATCATATTTAGACCTCATAAAATTTCCATAATTAATATATAAATCTGGATTATTATATAAAGATCCAACAAAACAAATTTCAGCTTGTATATTATTTGTTTTTAATTCTTCTTCCAAATAATTAAATCACCACCTTAGTCAAAAATATCATCTACCAAATCTGATATTTCCGCCTCTTTATCATTGCTTATATTATGTTGTGAAATCTCATTTATAATACTTGTATTTAATATTTTATTACTATTGTTTATTTTTAATGAAGTTTCATATTCAAGTATTTTTTGACTTTCTTTCCATTTTTTATAACTATCATATTTATTAATCAAAATTGATAAATCATAATTAATACGCTGAATAGGGTTCATATTATTACCTTTTGTTAAATTATTATTGGCAATCTTATTTAAATAATTAATTTTTCTTTTCCACATATCAAGCAATTCTGTTGGTAATATTCCACAACTCATCCCCTTATATGTTCCAGAATATATTGAACTTAACTTAATAAATACATATTTAGGTATAAAAGAAACTTCATAATTATTAAGCATAAAATTATAAATATCATCTTTTGCTTTTATTTGTTCTACAGAATTTTTTTTAGAAGCCTCTTTTCTTTTTTTTTCTATTTCTATATTTCTTTTTTTTCTTTCTATACATTCAAATTCTTTTTTTTCATCTCTATCAAATTCTTTATTCAGTTTTACTTTTGCATCGTTACAAAACATATCCAAATTACTTAATGCTTTTTCCCACTTATTTTTTTTACATCTCTTAGATTGTAATTTTTTATTACACATATTAATGAAGCATTCTTTATGATAATAAGAACCCTCATAAAGAATAACTTCATCAATATTTTTTTTTCGTATGATAATTTCACTTTTACAATCCGCACATAATCTACTTAATGAAATATCATTCATTTATTTTACTCTCCCATTACTAAAAGAACTTTTTTCAGAATTCCAATATCTGTAACATTTTTAAATGCAGTAGGAAGATTATTTGCAATTAATTTATTTTTTAATTCTGCTTTTTTATTTACTGGAAGTGCATTTTTCTTTGCAAGAATTTCTTTTTTTAAAGATTCACAATTTTCTGTAGACATCTTAGTTTCACTATTTTTGTTATTAATAATTGAATTATGTAATTGCATTGCTTCATCTTCATACATTTTTTGTTCCGTTTCTATAGCCTTATCTAAATCATTTTTTAAAATAAATTCTTTTTTATCTGCGTTTTTATCAATTACCACCTGCCAATCAAGTAACGTTGGATCTTCAATAATTTCCCCTGCACGATGTACTTTGGTTCTATCTTTAATTACTTCTGCACAAATTTGACCAGATTCTTCGTCTTGATACATATGTAAAATTGTTTTGCAGTTATAATCCATTCCTTTAAAAGAATCATATACTTTTTTCCCTGTTGCTACAGAAACAGCTTGTCCGTTTTTATCAAATTTCTGTATTTTTTGGTCTGTTTCTCTTGCTGTAAGAACTACATTAATTCCAACAGCCATTAAATCAAGAACTAAATTTTGACCTGAATAATTTAACTTTTTATAATCTTTAAACTCTAAATCTGCGCCTTGAATTTTTACAAATCTTTCAGCACCTACAAGACCATCTTTATCTGCTTTAATTGTGTTTCTTTTTTTACTTAATTCAAGTAGTCCTTGTTCACTTGTAAGCTTTAATACACTTGTACCATCTATCAAAAGTGCATCTGGAAAAAAATCCTCCCCGTCTGCATCCTTAATTATATTGTCTGTTTCATTGCCATCATCATCGAATTCATAAAAAGTATCATGCGTTTTAATTTTATTAAGTACACTTGAAACTTCCATAAGACTTTGTGTATAAAATATATGAATATTTCTTACATCAACCCCTGCATCAACAAGGTCGTCAATTGCGTCATCAACGCCACCACCTTCAGCATCAATAACTGCAACCCTAAATGGTTTTCCATCATTTCTTTTAAAATAAGCAAGTTGTAGCCCAAGTGTTGTCTTTCCACTAAAAGTTGCACCAAATAATAATGTTACTAATTTTGTCTGTACTTTTTCCGCTGCTCTTGTTTTCACGATTTTTTCCTCCATATTATTTAAATTTTAATTAAAGTAATTTTTTACCAAGCTTCATCATCATCGTCTGTCTCTGTCGCATTATCTCCCCAAGCATCCGTATCTTTTTCATCAGATCCAAAATCATTTTCTGCCTTATTTGCTTTATTAATTTTTATAATTGCTTCTTCTACCTTTTCCTTTGTATATAATTCTTTATCAATAGTAGATGGTTTTGCTCCTGTAATTATAAATTCTCTCTTTGTCGGGGCAGATATTTTAGTCATACTATCTTCTTCTCCCCATGAATCTTCATCCTGAACTTCTTCAATTTGTGTTGAAGAGATCATGTGCCCACTAACCTGTATTGCAGTATATGATTTTAAATTTTTATGAAATATTTGTGCTAATTTCTGATTTTCAATAATAAATTCAACATCTTCAATTGTGCTATATGTAATAATTTTTGCTTGTACAACATATCTTCCAGATTCTTTTCCATTATCATCTTTTTCTTTATCTATTCCCATAAAAATAATTATCTGATGAAAGTCATTTTGCTGAGTAAATTTTTCATCCTGAAAATTAATATCACTACATAATGAAACTTGATCAGGAATAAGTTTTGTAAAATGCTTTTTATTTCCCTTATCATCTGTCATACTACTATAATCAAGTTTCCCACGAATAAACAAAGATTTTCCATCTTTAAGATGTTCTGCAATTTCCTTGCATGCATCAAATTCTGTAAGTATTTTTTTATCATTTACCTCTTTACCATTTTTATCTAATTTTTTTCTTACACCAATATTTTTACCAATTAATTTAAATCCTTCTCGGTTATATGAAAATCTATCTGCCCATGGTACTTTTGCTATTTCAGGCTTATTCCCTTTTTTTTCAGCCTTTTTTGAAAAATAAACATTTTCTTGTTCCATTCCTTGCATATTAACATAAAGTGTTGATCCTTCTATATACTCAATCCCAAAATTAATCATTCGCATATCTTTATTACTTCTAGTTTTAATTTCTTTGAAAAACCCATCTTTTTCTATTCCTGTTGTAATACCCTTAAGCTGAAATGCACCTTTCGTTTCTGGTAAATCAAATAATCTTTCTTTTGCCATTATTTTTTTCCTCCTATATAATATAATTAATATAAACATTTTTTTAATGAAATTCAGATTTTATTTTTATTTTACTACTATATATTGTTATTTTTTATAATGTAACTACTATATATTGTATTAATTACCCACCCATATATAAATATCATTCCAAATGCTTTTTTAATTTTAAATATTATTCGCATTTTCATTTTCTCCTTTCTTTTCTATACTATTTATTATATATCTACA